CTAATCAGCTAATTCTCCACGATATCCAGCAAATCGGCAAATGCAGTACCGGGCATAAGCCAAAGCCACAACCCCACACCAAAGCCACAGGAAGATCGCCAACGGCTCCCAGCTCACTACGGCTGACAACATAAACCAACCAGCAGCAACGAGCCCACACATGGCTGCCAGCGCCGGGAGCAACCAGAAAAACCGCTGCATCCGCAACAAGAGCAACTGCCAGCGCGAAACAATCATCAGACCATTATTCAAATTGCGCTTTTCCTGCATTTTGTCCCCCGGATCTTAGCGGTTCAAATCGTCCTGGCGCATTTCTTGAGAAGGTTTTGAACCTCCAACCTTTTCTATTTCAGTGAATCAAAAAGGCCCCTCTGCGTCCAGCGCAGAGGGGCTTATTAATTGTCAAATTATCCTAGGTGAGTTTGCAGGACTTAAAAGGAACTCTCTATTTCCCAGAGCTCCGAATAATGCCCAGGATCTCCTTTGCAGCTTTCACAGGATCTCTTGAAGCCACCAGCACAAACGCTGCAATATTTCGCCCGCTTAACGCCAGCACTCCGGCTGTTGGATCATCAAGCTCAGCCTGCAGCCCTATGAGCTGCAACAGCGGATCTGTGAAGACTGCGGCCGCCAACACCCCGCATGAAAATGTCAGTACCCTTTGCCAAAAACCCGCCTCTTTATGCATCAAAGCCCCAACAACCGCAAAAGCGACAATGACGGCCGTTTTCCAGAACGGTAAATGATAGAAAATCTCTAAGATAAAATCTGTCATTTCCAGCAGCCCTGCCTCTGTCCGTTCCTATCATTTGCTGCAACTCTATCCGCCCCGGCCCGATCCGTTTGCACAAGCGCCACGAACCCGGCAGGGCTTAGATTATTCTTTGTGAACCCACTGCAACTGCTCGCACTCTGCAACGTTTCGCAGCCCGGAATCATCAAAGTACTCAAGACACAAGCGGTAATCTTCAAGACCTTGCAAAAAGGCATCATCCTGCTTCCTTTGCTGTTCCGCTTTCACAGTCCCTTGCAAAGCTTCATGCTCTGCTTCGATAAACGCGCCCTGCCGGATCTGGTGCCAGGCAACGGCCGCAAGCGCACAAAGAAGAAGGGCGGCCACCAGCGCCCGCCCTGTCTTCGTTCTCATCAGGAAGGAAAGAACCGCCCCCAACTCAGGCGGCCCGTTCTTTATTGATCAGTAACCAGCCAGCAACGCCCACACTGAGAACCAGAACGATTGCAAAGCCCCACTGCACCGGCCCGGAGCCCGCCAGAATGCCGGAGAAACCAGAAGCAGCCATTGCGCCCTTGGTGATCCCGTCCGGGCTAAGCCATGCGCTGAGTGCGCTGGTTTCCTCATCAACCGCCTTTGAGCCTTCCTCATTTTCATGAGGTTCCAGATCTGGAGTAGGAGCACGCTTGATAATCGCATTGTTGACCAGCTCTAAGGATCGCTCCTGTACATGGCGCACACGTCGCGACCAGCCGGTTTTATTGTAGGGCCAGTTTTTCAGCCGCTTCATGAACTTCAGGCGAGCTGCAGAAAACAGATTGATTAAAGCCGTGGTAGAATGTGCCTTCACAGCCGCTAAAGTGAGCACACCCAACACACCGTCTACTTTGACTTTGAGGATCTTCTGCAAGATCTTGACGGCCCGCGCCGGGCCGGAATTTACGGCACAATCAAAAACGGCATAGTCCAACCCACGCGGCAGCTTATCGCCTTTCACAGCATCCCAGTATTGCGCCCGGTAGATATCAATTGCCTCTTCACGGCTCAGGCGCTTCACTTCTTCCACGCTCACGGCACGCCCGCGCCAAGCCGACAAAGTTCTTTGAGTGACGCCAAGGTTGGTAGGGCCGCCCGGATCTGCTTTGCGAGACCGGTTTGCAAACCCACCCTCAGTTCCAAGCAGGTCTAAAATAATCAGTCGAAACGTATCTTTCATGCTCTGCCCCTAATAAAAAACGGGAGCTGAAAAGCCCCCGTTCAGGTACAAAAAAAGCCGCAAATGCGGCGCGAAAAATTAACATGCTGGCTTTAGATCAGCTTTGTGGAACAACCGGCAGGAAGTAATGCAGTGCAATGCGCACCTTGCCCCCGGTGAAGTCGCCGCCATTGGCCGTCAGCCTCACGGCCGCATCCCCGTAAAACGCCTGAGGTCCAATCACTCCGGCATTGTTTGAACCGGCAGCCGCCCCCAGCGAACCGCCAAACTTGGATTGTTCACCGGCAAGGCCACAGTCATAAGAAGCTGCCCCTGTCACAGCCTCCACCGTGCGGGTGGACACGCAGAACACGATTGCCCGGTTAGGGATTAAAACCGAGCTGTCAACGCTGCTACCTGCAAGGCTTAGCTCTTCATCAACAGTCACAAACTGGCTTTGCGCCTTGCTGACTGTTTCACTTAAAACGGTTTTCTCTTGCTGGAAGGCAAGGCCGCCCGTGTTCGGATCTGTGCCCAGACCGGCCACAGAAGAAAAGCTGCCCCATGCCCCACCAGAAAAGACCTGCATAGCGCCTTCACTCTCAACCCATGCAGCCCACCCGGTGCCCGGTTCAAGGAACTCCCAAGCCCCGGCGCTAAAGGCTGCAATCTGGTTTTCATGCCCGGCAAAAGCACCAGCCGCTCCTGCAGGTACAATATACCGTGCTCCCTCATCAGGATCTGCAGGCGGATTGGTGACGCTGTTTGAGATGACTGAGAGCTGCACCACCACATCAAGTAAGGCTAACGCCTCATTGTGGGTCACATGCTTTTGCGATTGCGCAGCCGCAATCATCGGCAGGTTCAAGTGTGCCGTTGTGCTCATACTTCCCCCTTTTACGCTTCATAGTGAGCAACGGCAGGAACACCGCGCCCAAACGTTTCGGATAGTTGATAGACCCACACGTCAAAGCTGGATGCAGGCCCGCCAAAGTCTTCCGCCTGCATCGCGGAGGTATAGGAAACAGACCCTTTGGAAGCAGAAAGGGAGCGCTTTAAAACGCCCCCTTCACGGATCTCAACACTATAACTTTCTACAGTCTCACCAAGAGGCACCTCTGCCACCTCCCAGCTATCCCCGCCCGTTCGCGTGCGCCTTATCCAGCTTATTGCAATGCTGCCATCAGTCTGCGCACGGGCACGCAGATGCACAGGCGAAAGCGGCCGCTCTCCACGGCCGGTGAAGGTCTTCTGGTAACTGGTGTAATCCTCAGATCCAACACCAGCCCCGGCCCGGCCCGCTTGCCAGTTAAGCGGCAAACCCAGCTCAGAACGGGAAAGCCCATTCTGTGTTATACCCCCATCCAGCACCACCACACGCGCCCCTGCAGATGCGCCCATGCCCGGCTCACTGCCCCGTTGTCCGCGCAGCAGCTTGCTTAAGGTATAGGTGCGGGTTCCGGTTAGCTCAGCATTGGCAAACTGCAACAGCTCCCATTCACCGCCTGCCCCTTCAATCAGCATGGCATTGCCACCAGAGAAAACCAGATCCTCTTCAAGAGAAGCCAGCGCCCCGTTGTAGAGCTTCACCTCTACCCGGTTGCCTTTGTCCCAGCGGTGCAGCGGCCCTGCAGGTAAGGGTGCCAACAACTCTCCCAATGTGCCTTGCTGATTAAGGGCGGCCCGCAGCTCATAGCCACTTGTCACCGGGCTGGATAAGAACGCCATGCCCGGAGAAAACGGCAACTGGTAGCCGGTCAGATAGCCCTGCCATGGTGTGTCCTGATCACGCAAAAGCGGCCCGTCAATAAACACTCCTAAGGCGGCCGCCTGCAGCACCTGCCCTTTTGAGACAAACGCCCGTGTTGCTCCCTTGGTGGCTTCATACACCGGTGCATCATAAGTCACCGCTTCAATCATGCGGGCGTCTCCATCCTTGACGGAAAGCACCCGCACCGCGAACACACGGCCGGAAACGGTTAGTTTAAGATAGTCACCCGGTTCTATGTGCAGATCCGTTGGAGGCAGCACATAGCTTAAGCGCTCCCGCGAGGCCCACGCCTCCTGCAACAAACTTTCAGCCATGCCCTGCAGGCGTTCATAGTTGGTCACGACAGGCAGATCAGAAGTGACAACCCTTTCAGTTGAAACGGCACCTTTCAGCGCCTCTGCAGTTGCTGTGTTAAAATCCTTCGAGCTGTCATAGGCCGTTACCCGCACCACTGCAGGCAACTCGGTTTCTTGCGCTCTTGTAATGGAAACCCGCTCTTTGTCCTTGCCCTGATCAACCAGTTGCTCTGCTTCAATCTCAGCTAAGGGATAACGGGAACGACGCGGGCGAAACGCCACCCGGCCACCAGATTCCACCGCATCAAAGAAGAAAGCAGCACCAAGGGTTTCCAACACGCTGCGGGCACTGGTGATGGAAGAGATAAGGAAGCCATCGGCAACTCCATCTGCCCCGGCAGTTTCAAAGTCTATGCCTTCACGCAGGCCCGCCCGCTCCATCAAGAGCCGGGCAATGCCATCAACTGAGACACCGCCCACACGGCCGGAAAGCCAATGCCCGGTGGTGAAGTTGCCCCAATCCGCCCAGGTATCGGATTCCACCGGAAACGATGGAAACGGCCGCACATCCCAAGCCCATGCAAACATGTTCACAGGGTCCACCATAGGCCCGCCATAAACCGGGCTAACTGGATTGTTGCCAGCCTCTACAGCCCAGTATTCCAGCATGGCGCGTAGGTAACGCCGCTGTATCAGGTCATCACGCACCCCGGAGGAAAAATAGGGCAGCTGACTTTCTGAGGATTTGGGATCATAAAACACGTTTGGCTGATTGGTGCCTTTGTCGATCGCAGGGCAGCCAAACTCTGTAAACCAGATGGGCTTTGATTTTGGCACCCAGTTAGTTGAGGTATTGGAACGCACACCACCCGGCCGGTTGTGGTGCGGGTTTTCCCACCAACTCCGAATATCCTTTTGACGAAACACCCAGTGCTCACCATGGTCCTGATCTGCAATCAAGGTGCGGTTCTGGTTTATCCGGTCCTCATCAGAGGCATAGTAGAAGTCGAAATACTCCCGGCCCTCGATGCCTGCTTTCAGATAGTCCAGGTCATGGATCGATTGCGCACCTTGCCCGTGGTCCTCATGATTTTCATGATCGCGCCAATCGGTCAGCGGCAGATAATTATCTATGCCAATAAAGTCGATATCGTCATGAGCCCAAAGATAATCGAGATGAAAGAACACATCGCCGCTACCATCATTAGGCCGGTGGCTGTGAAACTCGGACCAGTCAGCAGCATAACCTATCTTTACATCCGGCCCCATGATCTTGCGCGCTTCCTCAGCGATATAGGCCATGAAGTATGCAAACGGAAAGTCATCAAACCCCCATGTTAGAGCCGAAATGCCCGGCATTTCCGTTCCAACAACAAAAGCATCCACACCGCCCGCTGCCTTTGCTAACATCGCAAGGTGCAAAGCAAAATGGGTATAACTCCATCGATATTCGCCAGTGTAGATAACTTGATCACCATCCCAACTAACATCAAACCGGTCAGACTCCCCGAAGAATGAAAGAAGTTGCGGTTCGATTTCAAATGTTCCATCCGGGCTGCCCGGCTGCCCCGGTGCCGGGTGACAAGTGATCCGGCCGCGCCACGGATAAGCCTTTTGCTCTGCCTCCCCGTAAGGATCTGGCAGGCCGTTGCCTTCTGGAATATCCATCATGACAAACGGATAAAGCATCACCTTAAAGCCGCGCTCTTTCAGGTCCTTGATTGCTTCAATCACAACACTGTCAGAAGGCGAGCCACCATAGGCGGGTTTCCCGTCCACATAAGAGACAAGCCGCGCTTCATCCCGGCTTAGTCCAGCGACGCGCCATTCAATCGGACTGGTGTTTTTACGCGCTTCCACTCGCGGTGCAATCGTGCACTCTCCCGCCCGCAGATCATCACCAAACCACGCCACCACCAGAGAGACGGTTTTGCACTCCGGGCAGGTGCTCTGCAGCAAGTCTATGGAATGCTCCCAATCAGTTGCTGCGGAAAGTGTGTGCCGGTTGTTATAGGCCGTGGTGGGGCCGTCCTTGCCATCCTTCACGGGTGTTTTGGAATAACCAAATTCAGTAGAGCCGGGAATAAGAGAGATAGCCGTCAGCTTTTCTTCCTCATAGCCAACGCAGCGCACCACTTCAAAGGTCAGTTGTGGCAAGCGGTTTCCAAAGTCTGCAAGGGGCAGTTCTTCAAACACCACATAAGCCAGGCCGCGATAAGCTGGCACATCCGGGCTGCCCTGTTTGGCAGCAATCAACGGATCTGCTTCCTGTTCCTCATCACCCTTGTAAATGCGCATGGTGATTTTGGTTGTGTCTATTTCCTTGCTATCCGCCCACACCCGCAAAATGTCAGAGATTGGCCCCTCACAGATCCCAACCGCAAAGTTGGCATAGTAGCTGTAGGTTGTTTGTGTCACCGTAGAAGACGAACCACCGCCCGCCTTACCGCCATGTTTTTCCGTTGTGGTGGTCACAACCTCATGCAGATTTGTTGCCCAGATCACCTGCCCGGAAACACGCGCACGCCCGGCCACAAGGGGAACCACGGCCCCTTCACTGGACCCCATCACCTGCAGGTTATCCAGCCGCTGCCCTTCCACATGGCTTTTGCTGCCCGGAGTGAAGGCAGAAACCAACATGTTGTCCAGGTAGCTCCCGGCAATGCTTGCCGCTGCAGAAAGAGCAAAGGCCGCAACCTGCCCTGCACCTGTTGCCCCTGCAATCGCAGTTGCCGCCGCTGTTAAAACAAGCGTTGCCATTGTTTTACCCTGTAGCTTGTGTCAATTACCGATGAAAATCGAAAGAAAAATGGAGATAAATTTGGAGTTGTTGAGCATCGCAATCGGCACCCTTGCGCTCTTCAGCGGCGCTCTTTGGTACTTTGAAAGGAAGAAGAGAAGAGATCTCTCGATTGTACTCGTGATGGCCTATTGGCCCGCTGTACTTCTTTCAATTGAGATCTTGTTTTTGGGATTTGCGACTGTCTATTGCGAACCAGTCTACTCAACCAAGCTTTCTCCTGCTTGCAACATTCTGGGAATTGATGCGACAGCGCATCTCACTATGGGGTCCCAGATGTCCCTAATGATCATCTATGCAATTTTGTATTGTCTTCTCAGCTCATTCATCTGGGCTATCGCGGCTCTGGTTGTGTTCATCCGCCGCCGCATGAGCAGATAGTTGCAGGGTTCTTTCAAGGAAACTCAAACGCAGCCACCGCCCGGCGCTGCCACCACCCTGAATAGGGCACCTCAACAACCCCCGCACCCTCCTGCGCGTGGATCATCACACCCGGCCTACTGATCAGGCCCGCATGTTTTGCAATCGCCCCGGATCGCACCCGGAACACCACCACAGCTCCAAGGCCGGGCGGGTCCAGCGCTGCGGGCTGGAAGTACTTTTGCCCGGCTTCTAAAAGCGTTTCACGTGTTCCAACTTCTCCCCAATCAGGAGAGTAAGCCGGAACCGTTTGGGGCTCAGATCCGTAAAGCTCCCGCCAGATCCCGCGCACCAGTCCCAGACAATCGCAGCCTGCACCTTTCACGCTGGCTTGATGGTGGTAAGGCGTTCCAAGCCAACCACGGGCAAGCGCAACAACCTCATTTGATATAGGAGGAACCGTCATTTTTCTGCTCATCCTGTTCAGCGTAGGACAAAATAAAATCAGGGCCGGGCATGTGCGGAAAGCCGCGATAGTTCACCGCGTTTGCAAACTTTGATTTACAGGCTGCAAAGGTATGAGCGCACCCGGCAAACACGTCAAAGGAATCCCCGGCAGCAATGGGCTGCACAGGCGCTTGCCAAAGGGTCAGCTCTGCAGCCCCGTCCTCTGTCAGCTTGTGCACTTTGATTTTGACACGGGCACCTTTGTTTGCCCCGGTGGTCCAGTGAAGCTGCCCCCATGAAAACCGGTCAGTCGGGAACGCACCTAAGCCGGCACACGTAAACACCCGGTCTTTCACCGCTGTTACACTGCCCGCCCCGTTGTTCTCCGGTGCCTGCAGGTCCACGCCACATCGGCTATCCCCCAGCTCAGCATCACAGCCATACTGATAAGTGCGGCCGGTGTTCTGGTTGAGCCGGTGGGCAAGGCTGCGCATCTCTGCGTTAAAAGCAAGCTCGCCTCTGCTCACCTCGCCAATGTTGCCGCGCTGCATAACTTCCCGCTGAGAAGTATCTTGCCAGTTCACCCGGTAAAGCACGATTTCCGCATCATCATAAAGCCCGGCTGCAATGTCTGCTTCCGTGATCTTGTCAGAAGAAAACGCACCTTCCACATCCATGTTGTTAACGGCAAGGCCAAGATTTGCCTCTACATCCGTTCCGGTAAAGCCAGCGGCGGCCTCAAACACAACACCTAGAAAAATCAATTGCCGGTCATGGTCCGTAAAGCCCTGCTTCACGCCATCGCGCCGCGTGACCCGCCAGCACCAACACAAGGTGGTGCAGTTGCCCTGCAAGTGCTCTGCAAGGGCTGGATTTAGCTGCCTCATAACAGCACCTCAACAATCGGAATATTGGTCACGCTGCCCTGTACATGGGCGTTTAGCATCAGTTCCAGCATATCGGTGTCAAAGCGGGCTGGAACATCAAACTCAAAGCCCGCTGTAACGTCCTCACCTGCAGGCGGGGCAGAAGCAAATGTGATCAGGCCGGACGTCTCATCAAGCACAAACCCCACGGCCGGGGCACCGCCCACTGCCACCACAACCGGCGCAGTATCTGCAGGCAAAAGGATCTTGCGTGTATATGGCTGGAAGGTTGCGCCGTAGGTCTTCACAAGCTGGAATTCCTTTTGCACGCCATCACCAACACCTAACACCTGATCAGTGGCGCTGATTGCATCACCGGGCAGGCAGCTCTTAAAATCTGCCCAATCCTTCCAGCGAAACGCAAACATACGCCCGCGCCGCTCTTCAAAGAACTCCACCACCTTATGCAGATCATTGGTGGAGCGAACACCCTTAGCCGCGTTGTATCGCCTCCGGCTATCCGCCCATTGCTGGTTGCGCGTCTCCCGGCCGTTGGCACGCACCACAACTTGCGTTTTACGTTCCGGCCCACCGCGTGCCCCTAATGAGATATCTGGCGGAAACCGTGTGTCATGAAATTCTTCCAGCATAACTGCCCATCCTTAACGGCTTATCTGTTGCGCCGCCCACGGCTCAAAGCATCAACCAGCATTCCAGATACTTGCCCTTGTGACTGGCGAAAGCTCTCAACATCAGGCGTTTGGATGTACTGGTTGACCACCACACCCCTCTCAGAGCCTCCAAAGGCGTCCTTGTTGGAAACGATCCTAGCAGGCCCCAGAACCGGTTCAGGGCCGTTTTCTCCTGCAAGGCCCCACTGCCCGGCACCAAGCACACCACCACCTGCGAAGAAGCCTTGAAACGTGCTCATGAGCGCCGTTGATAGGTTCGATTGCTGCGATGTTCCAAACATCCCGGCAAGCGGCCCCTGTCCCATAAAGGCAGCTTGTGCAGCCGCCTCTGCCAGCGTTGCCACCAGCCGCCCGGCTGCCGTGTCAGCAATCCCCAAAGCGTCAATAAATTGCGACATGGAATCCTGTGCCATCCCGCCAAGCAGGTTCACAACTTCATTGTGCTGTTTCTGAGCTTGGGTTTGTGCATAGATCTCATCTGTAACTTTAATCAGCTCACGCCCCTGCTTGCTGGATGCTTCCACCCCGGCAAGGCGTAAGGTATTGGCCCGCTTTTGTTCCTGTGCGTTCATGCTCAGCAGATCGCGCTCAAACTTAAGCTGCTCTAAAACACGGGTGTAAGGGTCCACCTTTGTCTTGGAAGACCCACCGCCGCCGCTGCTATCCGTTTTCTTGTCGGGAATGATTGTTGGTTTCTCAGTTTTCCGCCCACGACGACCACCACGCCGGGTTGGTCCTCCTGTAAAACCAGTGTGGCGTAACTGACGTTCGCTCTGAATACCTGCAAGGCGGGCGTTTACCGCATCAATTTGCTCTTGAATTTCAGCAATACGGGCTTCATCACCAAGCGTTTGTGCAAGCGATAACTCCCGGTTAAGCCCCGGCAACTTGCGCGAAAACTCTACCTGCAAATCCTTCAGGGTTGGCTCAGCAACTGGCGTATTAAACATAACATCCATTGCATTGGCAGCGGCGAGAGTGGCCCGCTTCGCACCAATTTCAAAGGTGCGCCACATCTTTGCAAATTCATCATCAATCTTTTCTGCCTTGCGCAGAAGCTTCTCTTCCAGAACACCGCCCGCCTTATCAGCCTTGCCCATCAGCTCATCAAGGCCTTTGGAGCCGTTTTTCAAAGCCAGAACCAGCCCGGCTCCTTCCCGGTCAAACGCCTTAAAGCTCAGCAAAAGCCGCTCTTGTTCCGAGCTGGCGTTTTTAATCAGGTCCGCATATTCGCTCAAAATCTGGCTTTGCGTCTTCATCTTGCCGCTGGAATCGCGAAGCTGAACGCCATTTGCTTTCAGGATCTCATAAAGAACCCCGGACCCATTGGCAGCCTCACCAACACGCCGGGAAAAGCGTTGCAACGCTGTATCAGTTGTGCCAGCCGCAACACCAGTCAGCTCAAACCCATAGCGCAGGCGCTGCAGTTCATCGGTCGTTACGCCCACCTTATCGGCAACTTTGGCAAGCTTGGAGCTTTCTGTGATTGCCCCCTTAATCGCAGCGGTTAGTTTCGCCATAGCCGCCGCAGCTGCAGCAGCTGGCAAAAGACGAATTGAACGCATTGACTTACCAAGTGACCCCATATCCATGTTGAGTAACTTGGTTTCCCGGCGCGTCTTTTGTAACTCGCGCCGGTTCCGTTCAAAGGTTGCACGGGATTTATCATTGGCCCGAACGTTGTAGACAAGATCCGGCACGGTCATGGGTTTGGCTCCCCGGCAAATTTTAGGTAGATAGACCATTCTAAAAGTTCGGATTCCGGCCAGTCTTCAAGATCCGCAACCCGCATGTGTAAGCGATCCGCAAGCTTAAATAAGAACATGCGCCACGGATCGCCTCTTAGTTTTTTTCTATTTCCCTGGCATCACACGGGCCAAGCATCTGCACCGCAATCCGGCCAATAATTGCGCCATCGGCTTCCGTTAAAAGCTTGTGTTTGTCATCGGCATTAAAGAGCTTTTCGCCGTTTTCATCTTGTGCTTTCATCACAAGCACATCCACAAAGGCTTCCGGGTCCAGCCCCTCATTTTCGTCATTCACGCGCTTACGCTGGTTTGGGGTCATCGGGTCATAAAAGAGTTTAAAAGCCTCGCCTTTTTCACCCCATTCCGGCACCTCGATAATCTGATTTTTCGCCCGCTTGTAATGGCTCTTTACTCGGTCAATCGCACGCATCTTTTTAAGGTCCTTCTCTCTGCGCTAAGCAAAAAGGCAGCCTGCACAAACAGACTGCCCCACTCACTTCACTGGAACAAACCGGAGTTAAGCCACGGCCTCTTCTGTCAATGGGCCGTTGCCGGTAAACTCAAAGGTCATATCAATGGTTTCAGAACGGCCCTGCGCATGCTGCACGCTGGTAACCGTTGCAGTGCCGGAGGCGTAGGTTTCACCGCTCTCATTGCCGCTGTAATAAAGGTGCAACACCACAGAAGCCCCGGCGCTCAGCTCTGCCTGCCCTGCATCCCCTTTCACCCGTTTGGCGCTGATGGACCCGGACCAGCGTTTTGGTGCGCCTTCCAAGTGGGTTTCCCACTCTTCACCCATCGCCGTTGCATCCGAGATTGGCGCTTCTACCGAAAGGTTGAAGCTTTGAACCTTGGCGACATCCTCACCGCCAGCAGTCACACTGCCCTTATTGCCGTGAATTAAAGGCATGCTCTGTTCTCCTGAATTGTTGGAAAGTTAGTTCCGCAGCCGCACGCTTAAGCGCGGCTACTGTGTATCGCCGAAAAGTGGGTACCGGTTTTCGGATGAAGATACGCAAGCAACTTTAGTGCGCGGTTTCCGGGTCATTCTCCGGGGCAATGGCTAGCGCCATATACCGCAATGTCAAAATCCCTTGGCGCTTCTCGCCCCGGTCCCGGCGCACTGCTATATCCAGATTGGTTGACTGCAGGTATAGCTCTTTCACCAAGCCACCTAAGAAGCCGCTGCCCGCGAGTGCGGTTTCAACTTCCACCGCAATTTGGTCCAGCTCATCATCAAAGCCTTTGCCATCGGCCGTGGCTTCAACAGTGACGCTCATTTGCCGTTCAATGTCGCGGTCTGCACCCATTTCCGCAGGCTGGCTTTGTTCATCCAGCACATAGACAAGCAGCGCAGGCAGCCGCTTGTGATCCAGCGGAAAGGTGCGCGTGACAAAACAGCGATCTTCTGTAGAAGGAAGCCCTTTTAAAGCCGCCTCTACAGCATCGCGCACCTGCGTTCTAATGTGAGCCATGGCTGCCCCTATTCGCGCTCTAGCAGGATCTGGCTTAAGCCTGCTCCGTCACTCATGGGGCTGCTTGCCGCCGTGAAGCGTTGCCCGTCAATCAGCAGCTCTGCACCCTCGCCAAACTCAGCCGGAATATCTGAGCCCTTCACCGCAAACACTGGTTTGGAAGTGAGCATGCCAACCTCACCAAAGGAGGTTTCCTCCCCCTCATTGGTAAAGATCCCGGTGAGGTGCCCGGTGTCCCCGTTTTGCAGCGCGTAGGTTGCCGTTGTTGCAAACTCATCAGTGCGCAGCATCTCATTCAGATCATCGTCAAAATCAATCATTGCCGCTTCACCATTGTTTGCCCGCCCGGCACACCAACCGCCCGGTTAACACGGGCACTGCCCATCACCCGCGCAAGCTCGATGGGTGTGAGTGGTTTGGGTGGTTTCAAGCTGGTGGTGCTCTGTAGTTCTTTTTTCACTGGTAAATCCTCGCCTCCAAGGGCCAACGAAAAACGGGAGGCTCAGCCCCCCGTTTGCTTCTCATATGAGCCGGGGTTTAGTCCCCGGCTGGTTCGTCTTCTTCTTTTGGCTTTTCTCCCGCCTTAGCCTTGCCAACCCGCCTTGTGGTTGTTTCTGCTTTTTTCATATTGATCAGGAATTTTGCATCCTTTTCAGAAGCGTTCACCACATCACCCGGCGCAACCGGTTCACCACCGCAAACCGTGCGTTTTAAAATTTCAATCTTCATCTTTGCAGCCATGATCTGCCCTCTTGAGAAATGAAAGGAATAGAGCGCATCTCCGAAAAGTGGACACCGGTTTTCGGATAAAGATGCGTTTGAGGTTTTATGAGAAGTCCAAATAAAAACAGCCGGGCGAACCGGCTGCTTAACTGGCGTAAAGCTTAAGCTTTGAAGGAGTGACAGAAGCTCTGCGGGTGACGCACTGCAAAATCTACATCTTGCATGGCAACCACGCGCACGGTCCCGCTGGTGGATTGGGTAAACGGATCAACCGTCAGGTCTACGCCCGTCCAAAGCGCAATCAGAAGATCCGCCCAGTTGCCAAAGAAGCCGTTGTGATCCAGCACCTGATTAGAAATACCGGTGTTGTAACCGTTCACCGTGTTGCCCTGTTCCCAGATAAACTGCGCAGTCCCTGCAGCTTTTTCCGTGGTCTTGAACGATCCACGCATCGCAGCATTGAGGACATAGCCCAAGGCTCCAATGTCTGCATCATCCGTTGCAACAGCCGTTTCCATGGCAACCACTTCTTCAAATGTTGGAGCATTTGCTGCAAAGGTGGTGGAGTTAATGCCAGTGGTGGCAGCGATCCCCTTTGGAGTTTCCCCAGAGCCGTCACTGTGCAGCGCTGCCCGGCTGATCTCCAAACCAATCACCCGCGCCAGATCATCCCGCACCATAGCTTCCACATCCAGCGAGGATTGAATAAGAAGTCTGCGGGAATAGTCGGTAAACGCACCCAGAGTATGCGGGCTTAGTTCGATCTGATCAAAAGCCTCTGCGCTTTTGGTCACATCATCGCTTTCACCTACCCAATAGGCGGTGGCTCCACCCACCATACGCGGGATCTTAAAGTTGCCTTCCAAGTCATGCAGCATGCGGGCGCCCATGCCCATCACAACTGCACGCTTGCGCAGCAACTCAACAAAGCTGCTTGCAAGCAGGTTATCAGAAACCAGAGCACCACCAGCCCCGATTGTGCCCGTTGACAGGTTGCGGGTTTGCCCGCTCATATCCGCCCGCATTACATCAGAAGGAACAAGAATACCTTCCCCCTGCTTGCCGCGTTTCTTGCCAGCCTCTTCCGAGCACTCAAACTCAAATTTAGCTGCTTCACGGTACTGCGCATTGGTTGGATTCCCCAAAGCATTCAAAGCACGCACAAATGAGAATTGCTTGCGTTCTTTTTGGCTCAAACCAATATCAGCAGCGCCGGAGATTTTCTCCTGCCCGCGTTCGCCTTGAAGCATCAGGACTTTGGTTGAAAAGTCACCTGCAGACATACCGGAGCGGATCGCTTCTGCCGCAATGTCCCGGCAATTCCATTCCGCTGCAGTCGCTTCAATTTCGCGAATGCGTTTGGCCTCATTTTCCGCAGTTTTTGAGCGGATCTGTGCCAGCTCTTCTTCAGAAGGGCCGGTCTCTGGGTTTTCAATTTCAAGTGGTGCGGGCATTGCTGCAGCCTTTCTTTCAAGTGCAATGGAAACAAGTTTCTCGCCAGAACGAGAACGCCCAACCCCAACAGACGGATCTGCAGGGACGGAGACAATCGAGATTTCATGAGGGGTCCAACGGGTGATACGATAGACGTTTAAGTCATCGTCATGCTCTTCTTCCAAACGGGCTTTGCGGATCTGATAGCCAACAGAAACATTGGTTAGCTCTCCATCTAAAACGCGCTGTTTAATCTCTTGAGCCAACTCTGATTTGCCAAAGCGAACCCAAGCCCGGCCCTTGCCGTTCTTGATCTCCACGCGCTCAATTACGCCCACCTGATTTGCAACGGTTGCCCGGTGGTCAATCAGTAGGGGCGCACGCCCGCTTCCAATAAAATCAAGGTCAATCTCGCCTTCATCGTGACCCAGAATTTCAACGCCCCAATAGGTGCGAATGGGTGCATCACTGGAAAACGAAAGCTCTAAAAGATCCTCTTCCGCGCCCTCCTGAGCACGCACGAAAGATCCCTGCCGGAAATGAGTTTCCGGCACCTGCAAAAATTCAGTTGGCATGGTGTGATTAGTCCTCTTTAGGCTGCTCTTTTTCAGCAGGCGAAACCGTTTTCATGAAGGCAGAAAGCACCGCCTCAAGATCTATGCCGCGATCCTTGGCGAGTGCCCTTGCCTCTTCAAAATCGTCATAGATATCTTCAAGAGTGCGCCCACGCTCTGCAGCCACTTCCTGCGGGCTTTTAATGCGGGCTTTTAATGCGGGATTCCATATTGGTTCTATTGGCGGCCGCATCGTCTTTTGGATTGACGGATTGCCAGCCCCGGCCCGTCCATTCCACCGCCTGAAACCGGGCAAGCTGCGTCATAGGCAATCGCACTTGCCCGCTCAGCATCGCCATGCGCAACCAATCAGGAAAGATAGATCCGCAGTAATGATCTGCAAGCCAGCCCTGCAGCACGCCCCATTGTTCCCGCTCTTCACCAAGCCCGGCCCGCAATGACGAAAAGTTGGCCTTTTCCAAGTCGCTGGACAAAGACGAATAGGCCACATCAAGCCCCGAGCAAACGCCGCGCAGCATGATTTTTATGAAAGGTTCCATCTCCCCACTTGGATAGGCCGGGTCAAAAGCTTTGAAGTCATAGCCCTGTGGCAGCTCTTCCAAAACACCAGCTTCCATTTCTTCAAGCCGGGGCCGTTCCTGCTCATCAAAGAACTCTTCTTCTTCTACGTCTTCCGCCTCACCATTGGTCCCGGCCGCCTGACCACCGCCTAATTCTTCATCCGGGTCAGCATCTGCAGAGCGGGTGTAAAAGCCCATCTTCTGCGCACCATAAACAGCGTTCGCAAGGGCTGCGTCTTCAAAGCTATTCATTTGCGCCAGGCGCCGCAAAGCCGTGTGCGCCCATGGAACACCAATCACCGGGGCGGTTTGATCAAAGGGCAGATAAAGGTGCACGATCTCTTCTGCAGGAATGCGAATACGTGTCCCACGGCCACCGTAATAAGAGCGGTTGTGCTTAAACATGTGATAGGCAACCGGGCGATCCACCGCGTTACATTCCACCCCGGCAAGGATGTAATGCCCGTGATCCAGCTCTTTGTTTAGCTCAACATCCAGCATGGTGATATCAAGGTGCTGGATCTGGAAACCAAACGGACCAAACTCCGGGCCAACATACTTGCGAGCAAGAAAATTCCCATCACGGGCAGCGGCTGTAAGCGCGATGCGCTGGCTATCAGCAAAAGAGAACTTACCGCAGGTGGTGCAGATCCCCTTGCGGCTCCAATCTAGGAACCCGTCACGGATAAGCTTGTTGCTGTCCCGGTCAAGATTGCCATCACCAAGCCGGGCAACCGGCTTAATCTGCAAGCCAGTCCGGCCCACAACATTGCGCCGCAAATGGGAGTAAAAGCCTTTAAGGTAATCGTTGTTCTGGCTTTGCTCCCTGCTATGGGAAACCAGCCCCAACAAGTCTTCCTGGGCATCGCGCATCAAGGATGAATTGAGCCCCATCAACTTGAACTTTACAAGACGATCCGGGCGGGCCGCTTTGTATTTGCGCACCGCCCCGCCCGGCTGTTTAACAGGCAGCTCTGCAGGCTTGTTACGTCTGCCAAAAAATCTTGCAAATGCACCCATTATCTAAACTCCACCTTCCGCAAACGATGACTGCCCCGGCCCGTGCGCTTTCGGTCTTCAATCTTCACCAGCTTGCGGTAGTGGGTGTGCCAGTCCTGCAGCTCTTTTGGGGTGAGCTTTGTCAGCTTGCGGCCCGCGATCTCATAGGAAGCAACACCAGACTTTGCGCGGCCCTCTAAGAGCGCTTCAATCTGTTCCAGCATGCGCCGGTTATGGCTGCGCAGGTCTATGGCGTCCCCGCTTGCCAGATCCAGCAAAACCTCAAACCGGCCGCTGCCCACGGTCTTCCGCGCCCCATCACTCTTGCGCGTAATAAACGCCGCCCACTGGTAAGCCCCGGAGGTCCATGTTGAGCTGTCATCACCTGAGATAGATACTAAAAAACCGCCATTTTCGGCGGTTGCTTCAAACTCAATCCTTGAAGGGGCTTCACCTTCCAGTGTTCCCACATAGGAAAGCGTAAAATCCTCAGGCGGGAAAGTCTCTGCCAGCTCATCACACCACCACGAGACAAAATCACCCGCTCTAATTTGGGCAGGTGCCCGATTCAGCGGTTCATCAAATCCATTTACTGCCATGCATCACCCCCGCAGCCCGGCCACTAAACCGTTGCCTCTGCGCCTTGGTTTTCTCCGGGCTTTTCTGGTAGGTGCCCGTTTCGGCTTCACCGTTGTTTGCACCGCCTGTTCCTTGTCTTCCGCTTGCGTCTCCGGCGCTTCAGTTTGCGCCGGTACTGGCAGATTTTCAGGCACACTTTCCCCGGCAAGATCCTTTGAACCCGCATCACGGATTGCCTCTTGCTTTGGCCTGAGTGCTGCAAAACTATTGGTTTCCATTCGTCGCGCCCAAATGGGCGGGCGCTTCCAGTTGATTTCTTCAGCTCTAAGAACCAGCACCAACGCCAGCCCATAAACGCCCAAATCAAGCGCCTCGTTTCGCTTGCGCCCTTTGCGAAGCACCCAGCCTTTCGGGGTGCGCCGCTCTGCGCAAAACTCTTCAAACACTTCACTTGGTAGGTTGCGGGTCAGGTGATAGGCATCTGCGCCGGGATCTTCACGGGCAAGGCTTGCGGTAATTTCGGACTTAAGCCGCCATGTGCCCACACGAACAATTCTCAAATCAGAACGCTTTTTAACGCGCTTGCCCTCTTCCTTTTCTGGTGTGACTTCCTTTGCCCGGTCCCTATCCCAACGGTCCAGCCCTTTGGCAAGAAACACCCGCCTGCGCAGGCCAAGCTTGCGCGATTTGCGGAAGAAAGCATAAGCATTCTTCGTCACACCATCCGCGCCGCCACTGTCCACGATCAGCGCAGCCGGTTTGATCTGGTAGCCACTGCCCGCAACCGGGTAGTACTTTTCCAGTAAAGGCAAAAGCGCGTCCCAGTCTTCCTTGTACTTTGCCGGATCTATCGCCCTGCTATCAGCGCTTGGAGCACCTGCGGGCGGGGCGTGAACGTCAAAGCGATCTATTAACCAGCGTTCCAGCCCCGGCCCCCATGCGTCCACCTGCACAACAAAGCGGCCCTTTTGCACGTCAACAGCGATGGTAAGAAAGCGGGTTTCCGGTGGCGCGACCTTAAGCAGATACTGCTCTGCCTTGTCCTTCAGTTGCTTCACGCTCAAATCGTCTTCATCTTCCACCATGCGCGATGAATAAGGCTTGCCCTGATCAACGTTCACAGTGGTCTTTAATGAGGTTTCATCTCCGGTTTGCTGGAACTCCTGCCAGGCAGTCTCATATCTGGAAACCAAGGACGCCCACGGCTGGAAGGCAGCGGCCGCCCCTTTCAGCCAGTAAGTGACAAGATCCGTTTCCCGCAAAGCCTCATCATGAACGCTCACCAGCTCACCGGTTTTGCTTTCATGCAACCAGCGGCCCGCCCGGTTTAGCTCCACCTTGTGCCGTGGTTCAAAGATCGCACCGCAATGCGGGCACGCCATCACCGCAGCAAGGCCGCGCTCTTTCGGGCTGCCTTCATCTGGAAAATGCAGCAACTCATAATCTGGTTCAAAAACTTCAGAGCAATCCGGGCAAGTCCAATAATAGCGCCCACGGGTGCCCCTGTTGTAAAGCGCTAAAATGCCCGTTGCCGGTGGTGCCATATGCGGCGCACCCTCAGGCGGCAAGAAGTCGTTATCTTCAATCAGACGGCCCGGAGAACTCTCTGCAATCGCCATCCCACGGGAACCGAAAGTTTCCGTACGCTTCAAGGCAAGGTCAAACAGGTTGCCTTCCCCTTCAATGTCTTCCGGCGCACGGTCATAGTCAGTCAGCAGCATTAAAGGCAGGTCAGAAGCAGACACTTTGGAGACCACCGGCCAACCGATATCCAGCGTCATGCCGCCCTGAAAACGCTTGTCTAATATGTTGTTATCAAACCGGCCCCGGCCTAAGCGCCGCTTAATTGAAGGCGTGTAGTTGATCAGCGCCCCTACTTTTTTCAAAGCAAATTCACGCGCCGCGTTTCTGTCCATATGGATCACGCGCATATCACACGGCTCACAGCAGATCGCCTGCCCGATCCGGTTGATTATCAAAGCATCCGTTTTGCCAGTACGCGCAGGCCCGGCAAACACCGTCCCCCGGAAGCGCCGCGATGCACTCATGTCCATAGGCTCCACCATGTAAGGCGTTACCTTGTTATCCCACGCGATGATTGCCCCGTTGTCCCGCAGCTTGCGCTCACCACCCGCCCAGTTCGAGACCGACATACGCCGCACCGGCGCAAGAATTGGCAAAGCATCAGCAAGGCACCCGGCCGCACTCGCATACGCAGGCGGCCGCCAACCATGCGCACGGGGCGGAAGTTCGAATGTGGGCATGGTGGAAACCTGCAATCCTAGATATTGGTTTTGCGTCTATTGAAGGTAAAGTTGTTGAAAATCATCTGATCTATCGCCAATGTAACTCCACCGTCTCAGCCCAACAAAGGAGTAAGAAAATGTCAGAGAGCTTATTTAAGCGTCCTCCTAGCTTTGAAGAACTACGCCCAGATCCTGAAGAGCAATATCGAGCAGGTTATCAGCATGGAGCACACGCTGTTCAGAAGTTGTTACTCTCACAACAAAAGCCAACCATTGAGGAACTCAACAATTGGATTAATATTGAGCTTCAGAAATGGCGCCACGATAAAAGTGCCGAACCATACGCACCTAAGTTCAATCCTCTTGGTACGGCTAACCAAGAAACTGTCCTCAAAAGGATTGTTGACTTTTTGAGACAACAACATGGGCAAAAATTCTGTGACGATTGCCTAGCAATCAAAATCGGCATCACTCCCCGCCAACACGCAAATCACAAGACACGGCATTTAGCAAAAACTTCAAGTGACTTTGAACGAGTAAAAGGTGAGTGCTCTGCGTGCAAGAAAACAAAGCTAGTAATTACAACAAACTAACTATAATCAAGGAACTCAAATGGCTGAAATTACTGCATTCGTACAGCAAAATGGAGCAATGCTCGTATCGTTAGTCTTAGCAATATCAGTACCCATTGTTATCTTGGGAGGAATTAAGAACCGGAACGAAACAAAAAAGGGCATCGGTTGGCAATTCATTCGTTTTATCGTGCTTAGTATTTCGCTGCCTATAATTGGCACACTCGCATTAAATGGAATGCTCAATGGAGAGGCAGCCACTCTTATCGCGGGAGCTATGGGTTATGCTTTTGCTAAGGCAGATGATAGCACCTCTAGCTAAAGATCTGATACTAGAACTTCCGCGCAAATCGTCTAACCCACTTATTCCGCAGCTTCCATCATGGCAGCCTGCCCCGTGTCCTCTTCCGCGTTCATTGTCTGCATAAATTCAGAAAGCTCCCGATGAAGTTCCGCCAGCAGATCATCAGCAACCACAACCGCTGCCTCTGACTGGCGACCATCCAAACCAACATCCCTGGACAGTCGGTCAGGCATGCCATTCACCGCATTGCGTACCGCTGAGAACGACCGTTCCAGCAACGCCACAACATCAGCACGGCCGATCAGCTCGCCACGCGATTGCGCCAGCTTGTTATAGGCTGCCTCAGTCTCGTAAAGTTCCTTGCGCTGCCTTGGTGTGAGCGCCATTTCAGAACTACCAGATCCACCACCAAGCAACGCCATCTGCATTTGCCGGATATTGCTTTGGATCTTTTCTTCTTCCGCAGCCTCTGAAGCTTCCCTTTCTTTCTGCCAGGCATAGCAAACCGAAAGCCGGAACTCATAGGCCTGCCCGTTGGTGCCCTTGCTCTCACAAGGCATCCCCTCAGATATCCATTGATCTATGGTCGGCAGGCTCTTCTTAAAAGCTTCAGCAAGGTGGCGCTTGTTCACCACCACATCTTCCACACCGTCAGGGAGCGGATAGCGTTCAACATTCTCCATGAACACCCCCTATCAATCTGGAACAACAACAGAAACGAAAACACCAAGTGCTCCCGCACACCACACAAACCAATGTCCCGCAGTTCCGAACTACCCGCAGGCCGGGGTGTGCCCAGGAAGGACCCAAAGCTTTTCAGAATACGGAAACGCGCCCCCAAGTTTTAACGGGCAGTTTTCAGAGCCTTCTGCATCGCACGCCGGAAGTTACGTTTCATCCGGGCGTCTGCAGTCTTTCGCGCACCCTCTTCAAAGCGCAGACGCGGTTGATAGTCTGCGCTCTTCTCATAGGCGACCAGCAGCTTTAAACCCGTGCGGCCCTTAGTGCCTCGTGAGCTATCCCGGCGCTTGCCACGCCTAGGGCGTTGCCAGATCCCCTCAACCCCGTTGATCTCACCTTGAAACACATCCGGGCGTTTCAACAGCCGGTCAATACTGCGCCGTGGCAGGTTGCCGTATTTGTTGAGCCGCTGCGAGAACGGAACCGCCAGCGCTTTCCGCTTTGGCCTTCTGGTTCCACCTTTCTCCTGCAGCTCTAAATACTCTGCCTGCCTGTCCTTGAAGAAGACAACGACCGATAGGTTACGCTTGCTTGCCCGCTTGAGTGCAAGGCCGCGTTTGGTGAAGGGTGTAGGGCGATCTAATCGCCTGCTTAACGCCTTCTCTGAATTGGTCTTGATATCCCGCGCCGTCTCATTCAGCGCTAAGCTGATCGCATAGGGCACTTGCTGTTGTTCCGCTTTGCTCAGGCCCTTGGCGACCTCATCAAAGTTTGCGGTGTAGCGGATCATAGCGCCCCCAACGAAAAAGCGCCCCAAGCCGTACAGGCTTGAAGGCGCTAAATTCCAATGTAGAGGAGTATTGTGCTTTGAGTGCGCACACGTCAACCCCACCGGCTCACAACAACACCGGCTCAGCTATGTAGTCTTTAAGATCCAGCCCGAAATAGAACTTCCTACGCCTATGAAATATCGTCGGTTTCTGGTTTTGAGCATCAAACCTGAACCAGGCTGAATTTCCTTTCTCATCATCTGGGGTTCCTTCAACCCAACGCATCTTCCCAATGGGAACAACATCAGAACAACATCCCATAAACCTTTGAGATTGCAGAGAAAACAACCAATCCGAATCGAAAAGCAGCCAAGTTGGGGCCAATTGGCACAAATGCAGTATCAGAGCGTGCAGTAGTCGCCGGGTCCACGGTGGGTTAGTGATGATCGCCTGCGCTCCCTGCAGGTCCTCTTTTGTCAGCCTGAAAGCGTTTTTCTTGATGATCCCCCGCCGCTTTGGGTCCAGATCATAGGCAGCCAGACACTCAAGCCCTAAAGCGTCCAGCTGCCCTATCAGATCCCCACGCCCCGCGCATGGCTCACAGTATGTCTCAACGCCCTCAAGAAAGGGCGCAAGCGCCTGCCCCGCCCGTGTATCCCAAGTGAAATACTGATCAAACTTGCGGCGCGGAAAATCTGAGTGCTTGCCCATACAACACCTCTAAGCATCAACTAACACTAGCCATCCCCCCAGCAATCCAGCTCTTCATCAGCCAAATCCTCAGCATCTGACTTGCCCCAGCCGTAATCCTCAGCCCCAAACTGGCACTTCTCAGCATCACAAAATGCATCCAGCATAATCCGGCCATGCTTCTCAGCTTCCACCTCGCTCAACCCTGCCCGCTGCATAAATCGTGCAGCCATGCAGCTCACAAACTCACTTTCAGAAAGGGTATTCTGCAGCTCTTCCATGGGTTCACCTCCCAGGTTTCGCCAGATCCGCAGGCGCTTGCCAACAAGGGTATCCGGCGCGGTTACCGCCAAACCCAGATGAAAGGCTGCACGGGTTAAACCATCCCGTAGCAACTGCCTCACATAGTCCTGAGTTTTGCGAAGTGGTTTTGCGTTCTCCCGGTGCTCTCTGCTTTCTTCAAACAGCAAGGCAACCTCATTCGTGGACATGGAGCGCCCGGCAATGGAGAACACGACAACGGCTTGATCTGGACCAAGCGCCTGAGCAATTTCTTTGATTTTCCGGGTGGCATCGCTGGCACTCACAATCAGCCAGTCACGATCAGCGCCGCCCCCATCAACAACCGGCTGCGCATAGTCGATGGATCTTGTTTGCCCGCCTTGCTCAATCATCAAAGCGCTGATCTGGCAGGCAACCCGATATTGCAGGTCTGAAAGCAACCCCTTGCTGCGCATGTGCTCCAACGCGCTTGCACGTGTGTAGCTGCGCTTATCTTCTGCTGGCTTCCTCTTCTTCCGGCTTGGCTTACAACTGGTCATCTGCCACCTCTTCACGTGCCTCAATCTCTTCTGCGATCATTACGGCAAGCCTGTTCCTGCGGTTCGTTATCGAACTCGCCATGAGTTGAACGCGATGATTTGCCGGTAGTTTTTCAAGCTTGCTGTTGTACTCACCTCTGAGAACGTCCAGAGCTTCTTCCATCTGCTTTTCAATGCGGGCATCGCGCTGCAGTGTGGCCACCACAAACGGTTCAACTTCCTCCATGGAAGGCACCCGTTTTTCTCTGCGCACAAAATCAATCAGGTCAGCATGCCAACCAGCCAACGCCGCAGACGTGGCAAGCTTTGCATCCTGATTGATCAAAACCCGCACCGCCACATCCTCCGGCCACGGATACCCAGCCCGCACCGGATTAGACTGCCCGGAATCCTTGGCACTCAATCGCTCTTGTGCTGATTTGCAAGCCGCTGTGATTGTTCCCACATAAGGCCATGTTGAAGAGGTTGCCCGCTCAATCAGACTGGACGCCGCCGCCTTCAACACATCCTCAGAAAACCCCGAGAGCTTTGCCGAGAGGCTGGAAAAATACGCCTCCGGGTTCGTGCCGGGTGTTTTCTTAAAGCTGCCCTGCATCGGCTCAACAAAGCAGGTTTTCACAAGATCGCCGGGCGTTGCCATGGCTTCACCCTCCAAAAACGCGATCTATAGCGGCATTGGTTGCCCGCTCATCTGCAGCACATTTTCGTGCCCGCACTTGCGCCGCTTTGCGACCATCTGGAATGAACTTTGGATTGAGCTGCCCCTGCGCTAAACGGCTGTTTTTCGCGGCTAACACAGCCCGCGTGAAATAATTTAAGCTTCTCACAGGGTCCGGCGCGGCCCCAAGAACCATGTGCAACGTGGGTTTCACGTCTAATTCAAGATCGCACCCATTCACGGCCCAGCCCCAGGCAGGTTCAAGCCCGCCCCGCAAGCGCCCTGCAGACGGATCTAGCCCAATTTTGCGTAAAAACGCCCTCAAAGGCACGATAAAGCGCTGCCCTATGCCCTCCACATCCTCAGTCGGGTGTTGGGTGTCCTCAGCATTTTTGCAAAAAGACCTACTCGCAGCCGCTTGTTCTTCTTCATCTTTAGTTATTAAAGACTCGTTCTTATAGGTGTCTAATTTTGGAGGCACCCCCTGCCTATTTTTGCATAGTTTTTGCTCCCTCCGGGCAGTCACATGTTCACCAATAGGGCCGCTCTCCATCAAGTCCGGCTCTTCACAGTCAATCAGATCCTTATTGATGACTTTGTAGGTGTGGGAGCAATCGCCGCCGTCAGGCCGCTCACCGCGCAAAATCTTCAACCAGCCTGCAGCCACCAGATTGCTGATCGCCTTTTGAATTGTGTAACGCACAACCCCAAGCTGGCGGGCCATCTTCACCTGGCTGCGATACGTCAAACCATTGCCATCAGTGGAGCAGCACAGGACGCCCAGCACCTGAATATCGCGAGGCCGCAAAGTTAAATCCCCAAACACACCGGCCGGGATAATAGACAAACGGGAACCGTCTCCGGGACTAGGCATTTTAAAACCTCCTGAGCAGTGCGGATAATTGGATAAGTGAGAACTAGAAAATCAGTGGCGGAATACGCGCTCTGATTACAAAGGGATTGAAGCTAACAAGGTGACTTGTAACTATACCCTCAGAACAGCCCTAGCGGCTTGTGGCGGTCACGGTCCCATAGCTTTCCGTCTCCCGTTACCACGTCTCCAATTGAAGAGATGGCGTGGCAGTTCTATATTGGCGGCAAGCGCCAACTGTTCCATCTCATGAAACCACGAAGCAGGAAATTGCCCTCGCACAACGGCAGCGCTTACAGCGCCCGACTTAACCCCGAGAGCATCTTGAATATTCTTCCTGCCAAGCGTTTGAGCGATTTCGCGTGCGTTACACATGCGACAAAAATCAACGTTTCATAGATTATAGTCAACACCATAAATACAACATAGTCTACATTTATTGGATTATGATAGAATGCGATCCATGACTAGAAGAGTGATTTCAGGACGTTACGCGGATTCCGCAATACGACTTAGAGCTGTGAGAAAATACTTCGGTATGAACCAGAAGGATTTCGCGGCAAATGCCGACATTCAATACAAATCCTACAATCAATGGGAAACCGGAGACTTCCGCGTCTCAATACCCGGCGCAATAAAGCTGCGTGAGCGATATGGGATCTCAATGGACTTCATATATTTAGGCAACATTGATGCATTGCCCACCAAAATGGCCAATGAACTCATGTCCATATTACGAGACAATGCCTCTAATAAATCGAACGATAATGGGGACGATTGAGCCCCTTTTAACAACAACTGGAAGCGTTCTTCTTGGTCCAAAACGACCTCCCACATCCCCTAAGTGTCCGATATTTAACAACGATGATTCGTTTACTTGGCGTTAATAAACCAATTAGAATTGCAATGCACACAAGACCCTCGTTGAGCAATTCCAACGCATCAGTGAACTCTTTTCACCCTTCATCAGAACACTCTGAATTTCCTCAACACTAAAGATTCTTTCCATACAAAGAGCAGCTATTTAAGTGCACAGCTCTATACCCTTGAGTGCGTCAAATATTTGCATCAATCAAAAGAAGGTCAACTAATAAATCTACGTTTCGTGGATTACATTGATTGACAATCCACATTTCGTAGATTTATGCTTTCTGTATGTTCTGCATTTTGTGGATAATCTGCTTCGCAAAGCAAGAACCTGATTACGAGATTAATCTCTGCCATCAATGACAGGAGTAGTCATGCGTACTTTTGATTTGACGAATACCCATTGCCCTCAAAGCGAGCACAGCCTTTCAAGCTATTATGGCTTACTTCAGCCAGAAATATTCAGCCTCGAACGGTTGGTTGAGGCTGCGCCCCTCTCTTTGAGCGAGCGCGGCGAACTTGCGCAAATTATCGCAATCCGCTTTTCCAGCGGGGCAAGTCGCGCCCTTTCCATTGCTCCAACTCAGTGAGGTTCAACATGGCACCTCGCAAAACCACCCCAGAAGCGGAATCAGCATCCGAAGAAACCAAGCAGGCACAAAGCACCAAAGCTGCAACCACCAAGCCTAAGGCCAAGACCACCCCGGCAAAGGTCACCCCGGCAAAGGCCACCCCAAAAAAGGCAACACCAGCCAAAACACAAACCGGGTCTAACAGCTCCGGCATTGCCGCCGATCACCTGCAAAGCTTCTTTGATCGCATTGAGCGGCTGGAAGGCGAGAAGAAGGGCATTGCAGACGACATCAAAGATGTATTCGCAGAAGCCAAGGGCAACGGGTTTGATGTGCCCACCATGCGGGCAATTCTGAAAATCAAAAAGCAAAAGCCATCAGAGCGCGAAGAGAAGGAATCCATGCTGGACCTCTACATGCAGCCCTTGGCATGCTGGAAGGCGATCTGGACGAAGCCCAACAGCTTGGCATAGACGCAGCAAGCGCAGGCAAAGCAGTCACGGACAATCTCTACATGACCGAAGATCCGCGCTTCAAAAAATGGGAACAAGGCTGGCAAATGCAAACAGCCTTCCTGGCAGCACAAGATAGAGATGGGGCTGCGTGACACCATGAAGAAAGGCCCAACCTATCAAGAACTGGAACAGGCAACGCGCTTTGCAGCATGGATAGTTGTTGAGTACGGCGAGCAGTACGCCCCCATTTTTGATAGGCTGGAAGCAGAACTCAACAAGCTTTCACCACGCGACCGGGCAGAACAGTTCTTGAAATCAAACCCACCTCAAACCCTTGTAGGTGGCGTAAAAGCAATCCGCTGAAGCCACTCCCGCTTATGCTCCAAGGTTGGGCCGTGACCGTATTTAGGCCGCTGGAATTTATGCCCCATAAGCATTGCAATAATCTTGTCCGGCGCTTCAACCGCAGTCAATCGGTCCTCGAATGTGTGACGCAACGAATAGGCCGTATGCTTTCGCGGATTCGGCCTTAGGTCATTTTCAAGCAGAAATTTGTTCACTGTTGCAGAGAGGCTTCCAGCATTGTCGTGATAGCGGCTGAACCCTCGCTTAAACTCCTGCATCGCCATAAAGGACACACCGACAAGTGGAATAGTTCTGGTCGTGTGATCTTGCTTCAGAAGACGCTCTTCTGGAACAACCTCAATATAAGGCACCTTCCCTTCAAGGTGTATCGTGTTCTCGCTCAAATTTGCCGCTTCTGACAACCGTAATCCAGTCTCAACGATTAAGTACAGAATAGACCTAGCGCTTGCGTTCAATCCATCAAGCGCACCATCAGCTAGGATATTCTTTTGAACGAACTCAGGGGCAAATGGATGACGTTGTTCTGTCCTTTCGCCCTCAAGCCGCAACTCTCCAAACGGGGAAACCAGATCCAGCCTGAAATGATTAATAATTGTGCGCATCATTTTATTTATGTGCCCGATTTGCTTGTTGGCGGTTCCAATTTGGATTTGCCCCGCCTCCACGCGATCTTGTAGGCACTCACGAAAATCAATGGCATCATTACGTGTAAATTCTAGGAGAGGTTTGTTACCGGTGATTTCAGTTAGGCTTTTTAAGGCAAGTATCTTCGGGTTTCTCCAGCGCCTAACTTGATCCTTGGACATATTTGAAAGGTATGTTTTTTGGGTCTTCTCAAACTCAGAGAATAAATCCTCAATCTGGATCTGGGGTGCTTTCTCACCACCGAGAGCGCCCGCCACGTCCACGATTTGAGGTCTATGTTGTGTTGTCTGAAGAGCTGCTAACCGCGCCATGATTTCGCTGAGAGGTCGCCCGGCCACTTCATCAGAGGTCACGTAGTCAAACCCTAATACCCTTGCCCGTCGCCTTGCGGCTTCATATCGCTTCTTTGCCTCTTTCGCTTGACCATCTGCAAGGCCGCGCCAATACTCCTCAGTATCAGCATTTATCTTTGCGGCACTTCTCGCCGCACGTAGTCCCTTTGGATCTTCTGAAACAGGAATCCCCGTAGACGCCCTCGCGAATGTGCGTTTATCGAATGCTCTGAAAACCTCCGGAACACGTCTAACATATATCCACCGTCCATCCTTGACGGACAAATAGTCAGGGTTCCCGCTGCCGATAGTTCTAGCCAT